TGTCTTTTAGTTTGCTGACACGTTCTGATATCTGTGGGATCCACTGACGAAACTGCTTGCCTAGTTTGGGACTTGCGCTACATAACATCAACCATTGCAGTTTAGGATGCTTACCGACAATCTCATTGAACATATGTTTGTTAGCAAACTCGTTGTTAGCCAACACATAATATTGCTGTGCGTCGGTCTTGCCCTTGATATACGTGATCCACTTGATCAGCATGAACGGATTGAACTTCTGTTTCTGCTCATCTGTCAATCGATCATAGTAGCCATAGTCTTTGTTATCGATAGCCGACAAGGCTTCAAACAGATCGAAATCCTGCTTCTCAAATTTCTCGTCTGCCGATACCTTTGCTTTTGCCATATCAAGACCTTAGCCGTTCAAACCTTAGCCGTTCAAACGTGATGATCTTAGCAATCTCTTCACCTAGATCCTTGTCGTCGGTGATGATGTGTAATCCATAATTGTTTTCGTCACGCTTTCTTTCATACTGTCTAGTTTCTATGACATGACCGCCATTTGCACGATAAACGGTAAAATTCATACCATTATTATTGTCAATCGACCGTCCTTTTGTTAGAGTTGCAACTTCTACATCCTGGCGACTATTCTCCCAAGCCTCACGGCACATTTTAGCAAACCAATTTTTAAAAAATTTCACGTTCTTCCTTTTAAAATACTTGATTGTAATCTACGATCTCACAATTGCGGCTTATCTCTTTAACAAAATAAATGCATCTAGGTTCAGGACCATCATCTATAGGTACGCACAAGAACTGACCATTGCGTAATCTAGGTGCATACCATGTAACATCATGGTATATGTCTACGATCTCAATGGGTAAGAAACTTGGACTAAAAGAACTTAATGGATTGAACTGAAAGGCATTGAAACCACGATCATTGAGACTGCTTAGTGGAAGCGTCTCAAGGTCTCCATGCTCATGCTCACCTATCAATATCTGCCAGTCTAGTGGCATCTTGATAGTTCTATTCCCGATCTTGAGTACCAACGCCGCACTATTGAAACTCTCTATAAAGATCAATGGAATATAGAAGTAATCTACGTTCTGCGGATTGCTGTTGTCCAGTATTGCAAATCGTAGATCATCTATCTCGTCTGGTAATGTTTCCAGATTATAATATTTGTTATCTAAGGTTAAAATTCTCATATGTTGATTATACTATCCTCATAATTAGTAGTCAAGTTTCTCCATAGTAAATGGATAATTTGCCTCTTTGTAATATGCTTTGCGTTGAGTGAGATGTCGTTTGGCAAACTTACAATCACTTGTGATGTCCCAAATCTCTACATAATCTTTATCTTCTGCCTTACGTATGCCTCGTCCAATACTTTGTATAACGCGGACAAAGCTCTTTCCGGGCTCAATAAGAACCAGATTAAAAATACGTGGGATATTAATACCCACAGCGGCCACACCATAAGTCGCCACAATAACCTTCTTGTCACTAGTCTTAACTTCATCATACTCTTCTTTTCTTTCAGTCAGTTTAGTTTCGCCGCTGATGAATACTGCATCTGGTAACCTATCGACTAACTCGCGCCCGGCATTAACGCGGTCTACCAATACCAGAGTGTTACCACTGTCTTTGATTTTACTAATCAACTGTGCAATCTTATCTAATCTAGGTTCACTCTCTAATAGATGTTTCAATTCACTTTGGTAGTTAGTGAACTCTACTCCATCTTTCAACTGCACAATGTTTACATGACATTGTGCCAATACACCTTTGACTTGTAATTCAGCCGCGCTGAGTTTACCTATCACAGGTCCCAGGCTCACAAGCAATGCTACTTGCTCATATGTAGCCTTAGGTATAGTTCCAGTCAGACCCCAGCGAATAGGAATATGACTAAATGGGCCTGTCAATAGTTGCTTCAATGCATCAGCCTTGGCCATATGCACTTCATCGACCATGATGCATATCACATCTTCAATAAACTCTTTGATCGATACCTCTGCTTCACCGGATCTAGTGTTTTTCAACATGTTGTTCAGGCTCTGCCAAGTGCAGATAGTATGTGTCTTGTTATATTCTTTGCGATCACCAAAGTACACACCAACATCTAAGCCTAGATTGATATAGTCTGCTTCAGTCTGTACTACAAGGCTCTTGTTTGGTACAATGACGATAGTGCGCCCATGCTGTTGAACACGTTCGCTCAATGCGGCAGTGATCAATGTCTTACCTGCACCTGTTGCCACTTCCTGCAATGACTGAGGATTGGCTAAGAACTGATTGATGATGTCAACCTGATAGTCACGCAACTCTACAGGCTTACCTTCCAATTGATGACCTTTAGGCCATAATGTGTCAGAATATGTATCCTTGGACACTTGCGTGAAATTGAAACTTGTTTGGTACTCACGCAGATCGACCAACTCAACATCATAATCATACTCTTCTAATATGGGAACGATATCAGGGATCAGATTGATGTATGTGCTACCTGCTAGGCTACAATAACTCACCTTACCATTCCATCTACCAAGACGGACCGCGGGTAGATATCTTGCGCCGGGAACTTCATGCTCAAACTTGCGCATCAATGCCTTGCGGCAGTCTAACTCAAGACCTTCTATCTTGCAGTTGACTTCATCACGTATGATTATCTTTGCCTCTCTCATTTAACCTCCACGGGCCTAGAATTCGTTAGATAAATTATTTTAGTTATTCGTTTCATATTCACATGAGAGTGTACAAGATTAGTTGACCTAAGTAGAACCCCATCACCAACTGTCGCCGCGATAGTATTGCATGTTATGCCCTGTTGCAGTAAAGAGGTCTTGATCTCATTGCTAATTTGTCTATTATATATGATTTCTCTGGCTGTAAAAACATGTTTGATATCGAGAAGTTTCAGCCAGTTTGCTATATCATCAAGATGATCGATGTCCAATGTGATGTTATATGAACCACTGAAAACCTTGAAAGGATCATGTTCCAATATTGGATCTTCGATGTTTATGCCATATGTGCTAAGTTGAAACAGTGTCTTAGGATCACTATTCAATTCTATATCTTTTATAGCCTCATTCAGATAGTGATTGATGCCTGAGATATAATAATGATCACCGGACTTTCTCAATGTAGGATGCCAGTCACAATTCTGATACTCTTTCACATTATCCAACAATTGATTTATTTCATCACAGAATCTAAAGTCGGAGAAATGTTTCCTGACTAACGTTGTCGCAATCTTGAGTGACGATGTAGAATAGGGTGCGATATGAATTTTACTATTCTTGTCCCATGCAAAGTTACTATTGATATTCCTCAATCCTTGTATGAACTGCGTGTTGAAAGGTGAGCGTATGCATATGTTATCTTCCTGCACATAGACATATGCTTCTAAAAATTCTTTAGATGATTCGATCAGAGATGCTTTCCAAGATAGCGTTTCTAATTCTTGGACACTATGACCTAACTTCTTTAATTGTCTCTGGTACTTGACTAACAATTTGTCAAACAATTTATTCTGATTCGAGGTTACTTGATTCCTCTGCTTGACGATATATTGTAGGTTGTTATAAAAGGCATAGTCCTTTTTGCTCAAGTGTACATGACCTTGAAGCATATAATATAACAAATGTTCACGATGGCTGAACTTCATGACCTACTCCGATTGAATCATAATGATATAGCATTTGTTGTTATTATGCAAATAAAAAGGAGAGGCCCGTTTCCGGGCCTCTTCAATCCGCGGGCTACGGAGATGAGACGTTATGCCCGCTTCATGACCGTGTTCTCAGCCAGCATCTTCCAATTCGGGCTGATCTTGACCAGATCCGCGATCTTCAATGCCATACGCATCGACAACTCACGCAACCGGGCCTTGTTGTCCCACATGAACTGCAACACCTGATCACCTTCATCACCTTGGAAGTAGTAATCACGGAACAGACCACCTTCAGTATCACCATGCACCTGCTTGATACGCAACATCTTGTCACGCTCGGTTTCGATAGTCAGATCCAAAAAGTGACAACGTGACTGAAGAGCCTCGAGGTGATCCTGCAACTTCTTACTCTTCAGGTGATCGAACTTGATGTTCGTAATGAAGATGCAAGAACCATGAAAGTCGAACGCATCGGGGATGCCTTCGCGGCGCAACATGCTGGAGTCACTGTTCCAGTAAATTCGACGGCGCTTACCACTGTCAAGTGCAGCCTTGAGAATGTTCAGTGCGAGGTCATCCATGAGCACCGAGTCACAGTCATCGAACACCAGTACGTGATTCTTGTCGCTATGCTTGAACAGTGTAGCAT